TAACAGTATCCAAAACACCAATAAACGTATCAATGGTTTCATTAAAGTAAATCTGTTTGATATTTTCATTTGTATTTTCCATAACCCAATCACCCCCGTAATTTAAATTACCAGTTTCATCATTGGACGCACCAACAATTACAGAGGTATTTTTCTCAATTAATTCAAAATAACTTTTCCAATTAGAAAAAGTTAATAAATTACATCCTAAAAAATCAATATATTTGACGTGTAAAGTGCTAATTAAATTTTGAATAAATAAAATATTTTTAGAAAAATCAGTCACATCAGTTGCTAAATCCTCATCAACAAAAAATGGTGCGTTTTGTATGAATGAAATAGATGGATCAATAGTATCAAGCGAATGTCCGTGAAATGCGAAACATATACGGTCAATGTTAGTAAATGTGCTAAATAAGAATTCATTCAATTTAGTTACATCATCACATAATGATGAATATGAAATAGGATAAGTATTAGCATTTGCGCCATCAACAAATCTTTGATATTGTGAAATATTTCTATCAATAAACAATATATTTGTAAATATAGAATAATCATTGTAGATTGGGTAATTTACATATTCGGGTTCAAATATAACATCTTCCATAAATATAAATATAGATATAGATATAAATATAAATATATATTTGTTTTATCCCTAAACCCTAAATAAATGATTATTTCGCTTTAATAAAAAATGAAACATATATTGAATTAGCAAAACGTTCTTCTGTATTATTAATGGATGATGTTGATATAAACCCGTGATCCTCGTTATCGTCGTGTCGAATAGTTACTTGTCCATCACCAGTAAGAGCGTCTTTAGTTAATGTAATATCTTCAATATAACCAGTAATATTTAATTCGTGTGTATGTGGAAATTGTTGGTCGATTGTGATTATAGAGTTTCCGCCAGTTTTAGTATTATTATTATAATAAGTATCATTGAGTGTATTACTATCAAAATTTAATGTAGTCCCCATTGGCATTCGTTCTTGTAAGTTAGGTACTTTAAATGTAGTATCATTGTCATATCCATATGTTGTATTAATAACGCTAAATAATTCCACATAATTAGTTCGGTTTAATGATTGTCCATCACATAAAATATAATTGTCATTAGGTTTGCTATTTTGTGAATTATCTTTAAAATTATAAATTATAATAGCGCCAATTGGTATTGTTGTAATCTGTTTTTCGCTATAATTCGGGAACAAAATTCCAGTTGAAGATATATTAACTGACATTAATATATATACATAATAAATGTATCTATATCAAATAAATAAATAAATAAATAAATAAAAAAATAAATAAATAAATAAATAAATAAAAAATTGATTATAAAAATAACAAATATAAAATAATCATACTATATTTATATAAGAAATGATAATCCCTATTAAATGCTTTACTTGTGGAACTATGATTGGAGACAAATACCGTTATTATTGTGAAGAGGTAAGAAAAAGAAAAATGTTAAAGGATCAAAAAATATCAGATTTAAATAAATCTGGAGTAAATCCAGATTTTTACGTAGAAAAAGTAGTTTATTTGACTCCGGAATTTAGCGAAAAAACACCAGAAGGAGAAGTCTTAGATGAGATAGGTTTAACAAAGGTATGTTGTAGACGACATATGCTTACACACGTTGATATAGATTAATTAGTATTTGAATATAATTGTTTGTAATTTTTAGTGTTTTTTAATATATTTATATATATATATATAATGCCAAAAAAGTCGTGTAAAAAATCTTATAAAAGGTCATATAAAAAATCGTGTAAAAATAGGTCAAAGAGTTGTAAATCAAAAACGCGTAATAAAAAGTTATACAATATGAAATGTTGTTCTAATACAAAATGTAATAAAAAGAGTTGTCCATGTAATAAAAAAAATAAAAAAAAACAAAAAGGAGGAAATTTAGTTAGAAATATGTTTCGCGATCTAGGTTATAATGTAAATTCAGCATACAATGCAGCAAACGGAGTTCACGCCCCTATTAATCCATCGCCATACAATGGTCAGTTTGCTAATAGTAAAAGTATATTAGTTTAAAAAATTATAAAAAAAATTATAAAAAAATTATAAATTATTTTCTCTATTTAATTCATAATGGCAATTCCAAAAAAGTTAAGTCAGTTATGTAAACCATCATTTATCTATTTTGTAATATCAGCAATAGGTTTAGCAATGGCAGCGATTCAAAATATGGGAAATAAGGATATATTTTGTTTGGGTAATTTTTCTTGTAGTGTTCCAAGTACAATATTTGTTTTTATTGTTCAAATAATATATGTCTTATTTTGGACATGGATTTTAAACTTAATATGTAACGATGGATATACTAATATAGCTTGGTTATTAGTTTTATTCCCATTTGTTCTTCTTTTTGTTATTTTAGGCATTGTAATAATAAATCAAAATTCAAGTAACAAAAAAGAAAGTGAAAAGGATGTTAAAATGTAAGTAGTTTATTAGTTTATTAGTTTATTAGTTTATTAGTTTATTTTTTATAAATGTTATACTTTATAAAAAAGTTAATAGTAGTAAAATCATAAATGAATTTTTTATTTACCTTCAACTAAAAAGCAAACATCTAAATTTTCAGTTCCTGATATATATGAGTTGCATATATGCTCTAACTCTCCCGACTCTTTATGTGCCATTATACTATTATTAAAATCCATCAAAAATATGGTCTTTTGTTCATTAACAATAAATCCAGTTAGAACCTTATTAAATCCAGTGGTCATTTCAATTGATGGGTCATTTAGAACGTGATTATAAAGGTCAGTGTATGAAAAAACAACGCCATTATATTTACTAGGATCCTTTTTATATATATCAATTAGGTCATTCATAGTTTCATCATTATCATAAAAAAGAATATTTCCCCCCATTTGTTCTAATGTGGACGCTTCATTATAACCCTTAAGTCCGAGAATTGGTTTTCCATCTTTATGTAAATACATATCTATATTTTCTTTAGATTTCTTATCAATTAATTCAGTGGTTAGATATGCTTGCATAAATAATATCCATACTGTTGCAATAGTCATAGCAATAATTGATATAAATAACCCTTTAATAGTTTTAGATGAATTTTCAGACATAAATCCCATTTCTCCAAACATGGTTGATACTCCTGTTAGTATAGAACGTAATCTAAACTTATAATCCTTATGGGCCCCGGAAATTCTAGTAAGTTTCATTCTACCACTGTCGAAAATAGAAATAAAAATTCCAATTATAATTCCAACAAAAATAAGTATTAAAATAGGTTTAATCATAGTAATAAATGAGTGACCAATATGGTCAATAATTACGCTTTGTTTAGTCATATGCATTACACTAATACCGTCAACTAGTAATGGAATTGTAAAATTAACTTTAAGTTCTCGTTTATATGTTTGTGTATAATTCCCAATAACCATATCATATTTCCCTTGGTATACTTCATCAATTGTTTTATCATAAGATTTAGTTGTTGGTGCATAATTAATATTAAATGTATATTTATCATCCAAATTTGTGCCTTTTTGTGTAAGTTGCCTAAATACATCTAACCCATACCCTTTATATATATCTTTACCTTCTTCATTTTGCTTATATGCTTCTATACTATTAGAATCAGGTCCAGTCATAACCAAAACATTAATGGTTTGTTTTTGATTAAAAGAAGTATTGTCCGCCATATCGGTATCAGTATTGTTAATATAATAGTTCATATAATATTATATAAATAGTAATATTATAATGTTTTGTTTATAATATTATAAAAAAACATTATAAAAAAATAACATTATAAAAAAATAACATTATAATAATATACATGGACGCAGTTGCTTGGAATGTTCTTGATAAATATTTTAAAGAAAATCCGTATAATTTAGTAGCCCATCATTTAGACTCTTATAATGATTTTTTTGCCAAGGGTATATTTCAGATTTTCCGTGAAAATAATCCAATCCGTTGGATGGAGCGTAGATCAGAAACAACAAAAAAAAAGTCATTAAAAGAATTTGACGGTCATAATGAATGTTTTTTATATCTAGGTGGTAAATCAGGAACCCGAATATATTTGGGTAAGCCCATAATATATGATGAAAATGATATAACAGATTCAAAGCCATATCCTCACTATATGTATCCAAATAATGCTCGTTTAAGAAATATGACATATGGAGTGACAATCCATTATGATGTAGAAGTAGATATAATACATTATGATAAAGAAAATCAAGAAATAAAAACAACAACAATATTAGAAAATATTTATTTAGGTCGTTTTCCAATAATGCTTCATTCAAATTTATGTATTTTAAAAGGATTATCTACAGAGGCAAGATTTAATTTAGGTGAATGTCGTAATGATTTAGGTGGATATTTTATAATAGACGGTAAAGAAAAGGTGATTGTTAGTCAAGAGAAATTTGGAGATAATATGCTTTACGTAAAGAAGGGTAAGGAAGATAATTTATATAGTTATTCATGTGAGATCCGCTCGGTTTCAGAAGATACGTCAAAACCAATAAGATATACATCAGTCCGTATAACAGCGCCAAGTGCATCATATACAAATAAACAAATAGTGGTTGATATACCGAATGTAAGAAAACCGATTCCATTATTTATTCTAATGCGTGCGTTAGGTATAATATCTGATAAATCGATTATAGAACATTGTTTATTAGACTTAAAACGTAATAGTCAAATGGTGGATGAATTTATTCCATCAATTCATGATGCGAATATGATTTTTACTCAAGAAATGGCGTTAAAATTTATAGCAATTTTTACAAAACGTCAATCGGTAGATGGTGTGCATGATATATTATTGAACTATTTTTTAAATCATATAGGTGAAGAAAATTACTTAGATAAGGCATATTTTATAGGTCTGATGGTAAATAAGATGTTGAATGTCTCTTGTGGTAAAGAAAGTCCAACAGATCGTGATAATTTTAAATTTAAACGAATAGATTTATCAGGAACTCTGATTTATGACTTATTTCGTGAATATTTTTTGAAACAAAATAAAAATATATGGTTAAAATTAGATAAAGAATTTTACTATCACCCGGGTAAATACAGAGTAAATTTCCCATCTTTAATAGAAGAAAATACATCATTATTATTTAAGGATAGAATTGTAGAAGAAGGTTTTCGTAAAGGGTTCAAGGGTAATTGGGGAGATACCGAACATACGAATAGACTAGGATTGGTTCAAGATTTAAATCGTTTATCATGGTGGTCATATATTTCTCATATGCGAAAGATAAATTTACCATTAGATGCAACAGCAAAAGTAGTAGGTCCTCATTTATTACATAGTTCTCAATGGGGGTATATAGATCCAGTTGACACGCCTGATGGAGGAAATATTGGTCTTCACAAACATATGTCAATTAGTACAGCAATAACAAATAGTTATTCCTCATTTCCATTAATAAAATGGTTACGTAGTAATACATCATTAAATGTATTACAAGAATGTAGTCCAGAATATTTATATGATAATACAAAAATGATGGTAAATGGAAATTGGATAGGTGTAATAAATAATCCAATAGAAACAGTAAATATTTTAAGATTATTTCGTAGAAATGGAGTAATTCCACTTTATACCAGTATTTCATTTGATTATGAAAAAAATACAATCTATATATTTACAGATAGTGGAAGACTAACAAGGCCAATTTTTTATAGAGATGTAATAGCAGATGGAAATGGTGGTTTTAGTTATGGTAAAATAAGTTATGATTATAATATAATAAAAGAAAAATTGGAATCAAGAAAATACACATGGCAAGAATTAGTTTCAGGATTCCATGAAAAAATAGATAAAAATTATAATTTAAGAAATAATATTCTATATGATATAAATGATTTATATTCAGGATACAATTCTTTGCCAAAATTATTAGATATGTTTTCAAAAGACAAAGGAATAATAGATTATATAGATTGTTCAGAAGAAGAAGTCTCATTTATATCAAATAATGCTGAAAAGATAAAAGATAATAAATATTATACACACGCTGAAATAGATTCATCTTTAATGTTAGGTGTTTTGGGAAATTCAATAATTTATCCAGAACATAATCAATTTCCACGTAATGTATTTTCTTGTGGTCAAAGTAGACAAGCGTGTTCAGTTTATCATTCAAATTATCAGATGCGAATGGATAAAATGGGTGTAGTATTGAATTATGGTCAAACTCCATTAATAAAATCACGTTATTTAGAATATATAAATCGTGAAGAACATCCATACGGAGTTAATACAATAGTTGCAATAATGAGTTATACAGGATATAATGTAGAAGATGCTATTTTAATAAATAAAGCATCAGTTGATAGAGGTTTATTTAGAACAAATTATTTAACAACATATGAGTCAAGAGAAGACAGTTCGAAAGTTACTGGAAATAATGTCAATTCATTCTTTTCAAATATAGAAACAAAACAAAATGTTACCGGAATTGCGCCGAATTATGATTATAGTATGTTGGATGAACATGGATTAATTAGAGAGAATACTGAAATAAGTGATCGTACTGTATTAATAGGAAATTTAACATCAACAATTGACAATAAAGGGGAATATAAGGATAATTCAAAATTCACAAAAAAAGGACAACTAGGATTTGTTGATAAATCTTTTATGTCTGATGGAGAAGAAGGATATAGAATTGCAAAGGTTCGTATTCGTGAGGAGCGAATACCAGCGATTGGTGATAAAATGGCATCAAGAGCAGGTCAAAAAGGAACAATCGGTTTAATTATTCCAGAAGAAGATATGCCATTTACAACAGATGGAGTAAGGCCCGATTTAATTATTAATCCACATGCGTTACCTTCTCGTATGACGATTGGTCAATTAGTTGAATCCTTATTTGGTAAAGCATGTGCTCTATATGGAGGATATGGTGATTGTACCGCATTTGCGGCAAAAGGTGCGAATTATGAAACGTATGGTCCTATGTTGACTAAAATGGGTTATCATAAAAGTGGTAATCAATTGTTATATAATGGATTTACGGGGGAACAATTATATTCAGAAATTTTTATAGGACCTACATACTATATGCGTTTAAAGCATATGGTTAAGGATAAAATAAATTATCGTGCGACAGGAAAGAGAAGTATGCTAACACGACAGACAAATCAAGGACGTGCGAATGATGGAGGTTTAAGAATTGGTGAAATGGAACGAGATGGAATATTAGCCAATGGTATGACCGCATTTTTAAATGACGCATATATGACAAGAGGCGATGAATATTTTATGGCAATATGTAATAAAACAGGAACAATTTCAGTATATAATCCATCCCAAAATTTATTTTTGAGTCCAATGGCAGATGGTCCAATAAAATTCAATCAAACAGTTGATGGAAAACAAGTGTTAAATGTATTTAGTCGTTTTGGTCGTTCATTTAGTCTTCTTAGAGTGCCTTATGCGTTTAAATTAATGATGCAAGAATTACAGGTAATGAATGTTCAAATGCGTTTAATAACAGAAGAAAATATTGATCAATTAATGAATCTATCATATCAATCACATAATATTGATAAATTATTACACTTAGAACCAGGAGATGTAGAAATTGGTAAAATTATTGAACAATATAAAAATGAAATAAGAAATAAAGAAATGATAACACAACCATCATATAATAAACCAACCCAAGAACCAAATGAACCGCAAAGTTTTGATGATGATGAGAAATCGCCACAATATGAACCACAAAATGATGATCCAAATGGAGAATCCTATGATCCAAATGTAGAACCCTATGATCCAAATTCTCCACAATATGATCCATATGAACAACAACAACAACAACAACAAGAACAACAAGAAGGAAAAACAGAAGAAAACCAATATGGTATATCAAATATGGTTAATTCAATAATGCAACAAATGCCACAAATGAGTGGAGGAAATGGAATTGATGGGAATCCAGAAGCCCAGTTGGTGGAGGATAGTTTCAAGCGGTTATCAAGAGAAAGTCAAGTTGGATTATTACAAAATGCGTACGTTGAAGAAATAGAAGGATTAAATAATATATCTAGAGGTATATCTGAACGTATATCTGAACCCATAATAACGAAAACAATGCCAAATAATGCTTTAAATAATCTAAAAGAAGGTGGTAAATTAGATTTATTTTTTACTCCTAGTATTACAGATTTAGACAAAAATGTAGGTGGTGATGTAGGTAGAGATATCGATGATGTAGGTGGTAATGTAGATAGTAATGTAGGTGGTAATGTAGGTGGTAATGTAGGTGGTAATGTAGGTGGTAATGTAGGTGGTAATGTAGGTGGTAATATAAAAGTAATAAAAATGTAAAATAAAATTAAAATATAAAATTGAAATGTAATAAAAGCAATATGATTATATTATAATATAATAATAATGGTAATAGTTCAAAATACAAGTAGTTTAATATCTTCTATTTATAAATCTAAAAATATACTTTTAGATTTAATGAAAAAGCAAGGTTATAAAATAGATGATTATACTGGATTTAGTATAAATGAAGTTAATCATATGAATCTAAATAATCAATTAGATATGATTTTAGAAAGGTCAAATGACGATGAGTTAGATATAAGTGGTGAAAATATTGTCATTCCATCAAAGGAATTGTCATCCAAAATATATATTCGTTACTATTTAACAAAAAACCAATTAACCAAGAAGGATTTACAAGAAATTGTAGATGATTTATATAGTATTGAAGAAATATTAGGGCCATCCGACACATTAATGATTATAGTAAAGGATGATGCGAATGAAAGTCTAACAAATTTGTTAAAACAACTTTGGGAACAAGATAAAATATTTGTGATAGTTCAAAGTATTAAGCGTCTCCAATTTAATATATTAGAACATATATTAGTTCCTCCGCATCGTATATTATCTATTAGTGAGTTAATATCAATAAAGAATAAATATAATATAATAAAAGATAATCAGTTTCCAATAATTTCAAGATTTGATCCTGTTGCCCAATCTATTGGAATACGTCCAGGACAAGTATGTGAAATAATAAGACCGTGTAAAACATCAATAACTTCCATATATTATAGAATATGTGTATAATGGATAATAAAATATAATATTATTATTATATAATACAAATAATATGGATATGGTTATGAATATAGACGCAAATGTAATAAAGATAAAAGAAGAAAAAATAAATAATATTGAACAACAATTTTTTACTGCTTTAGACGATTTTAAAAAATATTATGTTTTTTATAATAAAAATCCAGAAGTTGATGAATATAAAAATTTTTATACTAATAGTGTAGGAGATTTACAAAGATTAAATAAGGATTTATTTTTAAATTCAAATGATATTGGTAGAAATATACAAGATTTGAACGAAGAAATCATATCAATAACAGACAAATTAGATGATGAAAAAAAAATAAATATTGATTTAACGGAATTACTTTCAAATGTAGAAAATACACAAAATGGTTCATTAATTCTAATAAATGATTCAAAAACATTATACAATATTCGTTATGTTAAGAATATAGAACTATTTGTTGGAATAATTCTGATTTCCATTGCAATAGGTAAATTATTCGGCAAATAATTATTAAATATTTTTGTATCAAGTAGTCATTAGAATAAATAGTTTTATTTATGTATTATATATATATATATATAAAATGGGAGATAATTCTAAAAATAAGGATTCTCTGGTAATAAGACTAGAAACCCTCCGTAAGGAATATGATATAGTATTAAATCAGTATCAAGAAGCACAACAAACATATATAAATAATTTAAAGAATCCGCCAACTAATGAATCTGAATATACGGTTTTAGATTCACGTCTTTGGATGGGAACTGGCAGATTAGATGCCGGTATAGTAAATACCGAAAGTGAGTGTTGGGATATGTGTGCTAAAAACCCAGAATGTAGTGGAGCAGTATTTAATAATTCTAATAGTTATTGTTTTACTAGATCGGGAGATTCAGGTCTAATAGCATCTCCTTCTGGAGATATGCTAAGTGCAATTCTCCCAACACTAAAAGCAAATAATATAGTATTACAATCATTAAATGATAGATTAGTACAATTAACAGAGCAAATAAATGAAGAAATTAAGAAATTAAGTCCTACAGTACTAAAAATAGATACCCAAAAAACATATCAACAGGATATTTTAACAAATACATATACAAAATTATTAGATGAAAAGAAAAAATTACAAGATGATATTATGGAATATGATACATTAAATCATACGAATTCAAATTATGAAATTGAATTACATCAAGAAAATATGATGTATCGTATTTGGGTATTAATTACAATAATAGTAATAATATTTTTGATTAGTCAATTATTTGGTTTAGAACATAGTATGGGTATAATAAAAATATTAGTAACAATAGCATTTTTATTTATTTTATCCTATAGTTTAAAATCTCCAATAGGAATTTTGATTTGGGGTTTAATAATAATATCAATATTATTTGCTTTATTTGGTAACTAAT